AGATAGTCTATATGAAATTTGAGCACAATCTTCTGGATTTAATTTCTCTATTTGATCCCTAGACATACTAAGATAGTTATTTATTTCTGCTTCAGGAACTGAGCAGCCTGAAGAGTATTCTGGAAGAGACAGTGTTTTTTCATAGTCATCTAATATTTTATCCCAATACTGTATTTCTTCTTGTGTTGTTTTATTCATATTTTAGTTTTTCTTTCCATTCTGATTCAGATTCATTGTGTGCTAACACTATTTGCCTAATATTATTTTTTTCACACCATTCTGTTTTCTCTTTATCTCTTTTTTGAGATTTCAAAAAGTTTAAAATATTGTTGTGATAAAATGGAACAAATTTAAAATGCTGTTCTCCATGTACTTCTATGCATAGTTTAGCAAGAGGTAAGTAAAAGTCAAGATACAGCGTTTCAGATTTTCTTAAAGGTATAGAAACTTCTTCCAAGATTTGTAAAGTTGGAAAAGTATCTATTATTAGTTTTCTCGCCATCAAATGGAAAGAAGACTTATTGGTTAGTTTACCCTTTGCTATATGACCTGTCAAGTGCCAATTATGGATGTTTCCATCCAAATCTATAATTTTCATTTGATTCCCAAAACACTCTTAACATCTTGTTCTATTTTTGTGTATGCTTCGCTATTATCTAAAAGAAAAGCTCTTACTTTTTCGGTTCCTTGAAATTTTGGTTTATCTTCTAAATTTGTTATGGTATACCATGCACCGCCCTTGTTAATAATACCAACATCACAAGCAAGATTAATAAGTTCTGTATATCTATCAATACCCTGACCATATCTAATATAACTAGTTGTAACAGCCCCAGGAGGACCAAGAGCAGAACAAACAACTTGCCATTCTATTTCTTGTCCTATTTGTGTATTATCGGTACCAACAACCCATGGCTTAAATGTTTTTGCTCGTAATTTTATATCTGTTTGATAAGCAATAGCTTGTCCACTCTTCTCCTTAAATTCTGCACCATATCCTGTTGGATTGCCCATAAGATGTGTGATACCTATAACTATATTTTTATTTACTGGAATAACATTAGCTACTTTTCGACAAAATTTAGCTAATAGCTTTGCTCCATCTGCTCTTTGCATTTTATCCATATCGCTTGTAATTTCAGCTTCTGTACATAAAGCAGAGTAGGAGTCTATGATAAGGACACATCCTGGAGCCTCATTAATAATCCTTTCAGCAATTTGTAGATATTCCTCACCATGTAATATCTTTCCTTGTTGACTTCCTATAATATGAAATCTTGATAGGTCTAGACCTGGAATGCCTTCTAAGTCTCTTTTCTTCAATCTACCTTCAATGTTAAGGTAATACACTTGTCTTCCTTCCTTAAAGGAACCATAAGCATATTCTTTCTTTTGTGCTGTAGCAGAGAAGTCCAGGGATGTTGTTGTTTTACCACATTTAGGCTGACCAGTTAATACAACAAAACTGCCCTCTGGAATCCCGCCATTCAAAGCAATATCTAGTGATGGACCTACTGGAATAGTAAGAACTTTTTTATCTACCAGAGCATTGCCTGTTAGGATAATTTCGTCACCAAAATTTTTAATCACGTCCTCTTTTAGTGTCATTCTAATTCCTCTAGTCTTGAAATAATGCTATTTGTCTTTTGGTTTGGTCTAAGAGTCAACTTGTCTTTTCTATCAAATTTTTGTGTTAATATAGTATTTTGAGCGTTGATCTCGTTTTGCATTTTTTCTATTATAGCCGGTAGATGAGGGGCTCGCAATGAATATATTCTTTCTGCATCCTTGTGTCTAAGTGCTGCTATAATTGCTTTTGCATCATATTTTTCAATTAGCTTATTGGCAGACGCTATCTGATTTCTATAGAATGCAGACCAAGATTTTGTTGTCCAAAATCTATAATGCAAATCTGTTTTATCTTTTCTTGCTTTATTTTCACATATTAGTTCTGTTATATATTGTACTGCTGATACTGATTTTCCATTTGAATACTTTGAAGTATATTTATCCATTGTTCTTTGGTCTAAAAATAGAGCTTTCATTGTTCATAGGGTGTGTCTTATGTCTCATAGCATCATGTTGTTCAGAAGCTTCTTTTGTCATGATCGCTACATTCTTAGTCTTTTTGACAGAAGTTTCCGTTATCATATTCGATGTTTTGGCTGGACTTTGTTTTGCTTCTATATTATTGTTCTGATTGGACGTTCCATATTTCTCTAATGTTTTTATAACCTGTTCTATGTTAAGATCAAGCTCTGATGCTATACTTTCTTGTGTGGTTCCTTGATTGGCTAACCATCTTATAGCATATATTTGTGTTTTATTTAGTTTTGACATTATATATCCTCTCTTTCAGCGTTTAAAATCCACGAAGTATTAGTTGTTTTAAGGAACATCAAATAGAAATCGAATACTTTTTTATTTACTTCCTTAAATATCATTGTCTCTTGACCGATAGAATGTAATAGTTTTATATTTTTTGTTTCTGGTAAATCTAATGTTGGATTAAATAATTTTTTAGTATCATCTATCCTAATTAGATATTTAGGAATACCATTTGGTTTATATTTTATTTTTGCTAATACTTTATCATCTTCTGTTTTTAGTCTAGGATTATTTTGATCGTCAATAAAATCTTTATCTTCTAATAAACAAAAAAATCTATCTTTATTGGCTTCTGATTTTTCAGAATGATTTTGTGTAAAAATAAATTGATTATCTTTCATGGTTTTGAACTTTCTTGTATGCCGTTGATCAAACAGTTTTCTATATAGTCAAAGAATGTTTTCATAAATATTTCATAGTCTTTATCTATTGGCACAGGAATATGGAAATTCTTAGAACAAACTTCTCTGGTTCCTGTTAGTTCTCCCTTTTCATTTTCCATTAAGACCGAAGCATTTATAGCAAATACTATTTCATGAGCACATGATATTAATTTTTTATTGTCTTCAAATTCATAGTCCTTATTAATTTCTAGAATATTTTTTAATTCTTCTATACTCAGATCCTGTATCTCTTTTAGTTTTTCGTTCATTTCGTCTTGGTTTAACATTATATCATGTCCATTTTATTTTGTTTTGTTTCTTAAGTCTAGTCATTCCTTTAGGAAGTGGTTTTTCACTAGGTTCTTCTTTATAAGAATTATGCTTTATATACAAAGCATTTTTTTCATCCTCAGTCATTCTGTCTCTATTCCTGTTAGCTAAATCTCCAATCGTTTTTAATTCAGTGTCAGATTTTTTGACAGAGGAGTTTAGCGTCAGCATGTCTATACTATAATTACGATCAGTTGTTTTTTTCTTGCATACTGGACAAGTAGGATGTTCTGTATAGTCCTTAATATAGAAGAATAATTCAAAATCAGCCTTACAGCTATTGCATAAGTATGAGTATGTCGGCATAGAGTTATATTTCTCGTTGGGCAGAGATTAAGAATTTCTTGCTTTTTGTTTTCAAAAAAGAAATATATTGATTAAAAATGCTCTGACTAACTTCTGTAAAGATTTGTTCGTTTTTACAAACCTTATTTATATATGATTGATTTTTGGTCGTAATAGATAGTAGTGATGATTCTTCTATAGGATTATAAAGATTATTATTTGAATCTGTTAATATATAATATCTATACTGTAAAGTTTTATTATGTAAATCTTTTGACGAATAGCTTTTTGTTGCTTTAGCATAAATCTTATCAGATTCTTTTGTTGTTCTAGGATCTCCATTATCATCAATAAAAGATTCTGAACCATTTATTGTATAAAATTTGTCTTCTGTTGTATCTCGTGTAGAAATTTTATAATCAGATGCATTTACTCTCATTATTGATATAACCTTCTATGAACGGTGTCCACTCTGGAAAACTACCACTTATAGTAAAAAAGTCACGATACCACGGCAAGTACACAGAACAATATTTGGGAATAATTGGCTGATTAAGAAGTATCATATTGGCTTCTTTGGGTGTTTTGTTTCCTTTTTTATTATTACATTCCCAGCAACAAGTTACAATATTAGTCCAGTTTGTACATTTATGTTTATTCTTTATATCAAATCTACTTTTTGGAATAACATGATCATATGTTAATTGTGCAATTGATAATTTCTTAGCGCAATATTGACAGGTATAATTATCTCTTATAAATAAATTTCTACGAGAAAAATTAATATTCTTGCGATAAAGATTAAAAAATTGCCGAATTTTTGCTACAGCAGGAACTGGGTGCTTTTTACCACAACTACCTTGTATAAATTCATCATTGTAATAAGATATTATCTCAATAGCATATTTATGCTCTGATGTATATTTCATAGACCATATAATAGCCTTCTTCCAAGATATTATATGTATAGGAGTATAGTCTGCATTTAATAGCAGGCATTTCTTATGTTCTATTTCTTTCATAAATATCTAATTTAGATAGAATATCTGATATGATCGCATTTCTAATAATATCAGATGATTCTAGTTTACAATATCCTATTCCAACAACACCTTCAAGAGCTTCTATCATTGTGATAAAGCCGCCTTGTAAATGTCTGCTAAGATCTGACTGTCCTATATCACCGGTTAGCACCATTTTACTTTGTTGACCAGTTCTTGTCAATAACATCTTTAATTGCTCATATGATGCATTTTGGCACTCATCTGCCACAATAAAACAATTATGAAAATTTCTACCTCTCATCAATCCTAATGGTACGACTTCTATTTTATTATTAAGTTTGAATGATGCATATTGGGCTGGAGTAATGAAATGATGAATTTCATCAATGATTGGTAATAAATAAGGATGAAGTTTTTCTTCTGCTGATCCTGGAAGATATCCTAATTTTTCTCCGGCTTCTATAACTGGTCTTGTTATTATAATTTTATTAACTTTATTTTCTAGTAGTGATTCTATTGCCATACCAATAGCAATATGTGTTTTTCCACTACCAGCCAATCCTTGACAAAATGTAATTGTATTATCTATAATAGACTTAACATAGTTTTTTTGGTTTTCTGTTCTTGGTTTTAATTTATTTCTATAAGATAGTGCGGTTGGTTGAATATTATTTGTAGCATCGATAACCCTTTGTTTGTTCTTACCAGCTTTATTATTTTTTTTCAATTGAGCCTCTCTTTATAGAAAGATGTAAGCAATCATATATAATATAATACACCTTACCATAAAATATTATTTAGTTCCAGATGACCCAAATCCTTTCTCAGATCTTTCAGAATCACTCAAATTGTCGCTCCAATCGAATGATTCTTTATGATATGTTTCTATAATTAGTTGAGCGATTTTATCACCAATATTGATTTCATAGGATTTTTCTTTGTCTGTATTATATACAATAACACCAACAGTACCTCTGTATCCTTCGTCTATAACACCAGCTAAAATATCTAGTCCATGTTTAAATGCTAGACCAGATCTTGGTGCTATACGACCATATACATTTTCTGGCAATTCTATAGTTATACCGGTACTAATTAAAGCTCTCGTTAATGGTTCAACGACTTTATGCTCAACAGAGTATAAATCTGCACCAGCATCATTATTGTTCGCTCTAGTAGGTAGTTTAGCTTCTGGATGTACGCTTTTAACTTTTATCATTTATGCCTCACATGACGAACAGGTTAAAATACTTCGTACTAATTCTTGAGCAGGATTGGACGATCTTTGATAGTAAAATGTTTTCACTCCATTCTCCCATCCGTATATCAATAACTCACTAACTTCTTTAGCTTGAGAATTTGGTGGAATCATTAAGTTTAGAGAAATAGCTTGATCAATATATTTTTGTCTTTGAATGTTTTGAATAACAATTTCTTTCTGAGAAATTTCTCCAAAAGTTTTAAAGATATCTTTTTCTTCCTGTGATAAAAAGTCTAGATGTTGTACAGATCCTCCTCTTATCAGTATGTCTTTCCAGATATTTTCTTTATCTTGATCTTTATCCTTTAGTAGTTTTTTTAAATATGGATTTTTATATGTAAAATTACCCTTAGCTAATTTTTTAACAAAATAATTTGAATTAAGAGGCTCAATAGATGGACTTACTTGACCAAGAATAAAAGAACTTGAGGTTGTTGGAGCAACAGCTAATGTTGTTACATTTCGTCTACCATATCCTTTTATTAAAGGAGGTTCTCCTAAAAGTTTGGCTAATTCAGTTGTTGCATTATCCGCTTTAGTCCTAATTGTTTTCCAAATTTCTGTA